GCGGCCGACGCCAAGCCGCAGCAGAGCTTTTTGGAGCGGTTTCCGGAAGTGAAGGGCGTTCGGCTGCAGTAAGAGGTGAGTGAGCCCTACAGTAGGCTGTAGGTTGTAAGGCTCATTCAAAAAAGCCCGCGGAGCCCCGCTAGAGCCCCTTAGAGCCGGGGAGCTGTCGCACTACCGGCCGACCCGCTTCACGCGCTCAGGCGGGCACGGGCGCGGCTCTGTCGGGGGGTTCATACCGCTCAACGCGGCCTCTATCTCGCGAATGACGCGGTCGATCTCCGGGAGCCGCATGCCGAGCGTGGGGCGCGCGCGTTCCTGCTGCCAGGCGCGGAGTCGGTCTCTGAGTCGTGGCTCGCTCACCATCGTTGGTGCTCTCCCCTCCTCTATGGCTCGCTCTCTCGCTTTGGTTCAACTCTCAGTCAGTGGCTCGCTCCCTTTTCCTGGTGCTCTCTAGCCTCATGGCTCGCGCCCGTTGGTTCAACTCAGCGGATATGGCTCGCTCGTCGCCCTTGGTTCGACTCAAGTCCCTTGGCTCGCGCTGACCATCTGAGTTTATCTCTCAGCAAACAAGTAAAAAGTCTCCCGAGACTCGCACTAAGATGGTCGCGGCTTGGGAAGCTCGTAGAGCAAAGTTCGGACCATCTGGTCGTAAACCCAAGTCATCAAAGGAGGATTAGGAAATGGCCCTCGGGTTTCAAGCGCAAGTATTCCCCCAGCCAGCACCGGGAGTCGAAGGCGATTTTTGTGACCACAACCCGCGCGCCACGGTGGATGCCGGTCCCGGCGGATTAGTGGCCGGGGTCAACGGCGTGACCGTCGGTCATTTCGCGTGGCTCGACGCATCGCTGATCGACCCCAACAATGCGCCGACCGTCGTGCAGTCCTTTGCCACACCGGGCGCCCTCAACGTGGCGGGGTTTGTCCACCGCGAGCAGCAGGGCCTGATCACCAACTGGCTGGGTGGCGCGTCGATGCAGGTGATGGGCGGGTTCCCGGTCACGCTGATGAACGAAGGCGGGTTCTTTGTCCGCAACAACGGCGTGACCTATTGCCAGCTCGGGCAGAAGGCGTTTGCCCGCACGAGCGACGGCGCGGTGCTGTTTGGCGCCGCCGGGTCGAGTCAGGGCGCGGTGACCGGCGCCACCGGCGCGATCGCCGCTGGTCCCGCCGTAGCGCTGACTGGCGGGATTCAAGGCAATGTACTCACTGCTACTGCGGTCGCCACGGGTCCGGTCGTCCCCGGCACCACGATCGCCGGCACCGGCATCCCGGCCGGCACTCAGATCATCTCGCAGCTCAGCGGGACGCCGGGCGGGGTCGGCACCTACGCTGTCACACCTGTCGCCGAACTCAATGTCGCCCCCGGCACGGCTATTACCGGCACCTACGGCATCCTCACGGTCACCGTTGCGCCAACCACCGGGGCTTTTGGTGTCGGCACTGTGCTCACCGGCACCGGGGTGGCGGCGGGCACGGTCATTACAGCGCTCGGCACCGGCACTGGCGGGCTCGGCACGTACTACGTCAACAACAACACGGTCGTCGCCTCGACCGCCCTCACCGGCGGCGGTGCGGTCGAGACCAAATGGTACGCGACCAGCGCCGGGGCACCCGGCGAGATCGTCAAAATGTCGTCATGGCCGCTGGGCTGATCGGTTAACGGAAAGGAGACTAGCATGGAAAATTTCAGCAGTGCACGGGCCGCCTGGCAGTCCGACCGCGCCGAGTGGGAAGCAAAGGGTGTCGTTCTCCCTGGGGTGACCAGCTATCTGCCCACCGAGTGGAAGAACAACAGCAAGCTCGCGATGGACGAGATGGACCGGATGGCGCAGGACATGATGCCGTACGGCTACGGTCACAACTCGATGGCGATGGATGCGCCGCCGCTGCTCTACACTCAGCCGAACTCGGCGGTGCCGGCGCTCCTCACCACGACAATCGACCCCGATGTCTTCCGCATCCTGTTCAGCCCGAACAAGGCGGCGGAAGCGCTCGACGGCGAGGTCAAGCGCGGCACCTGGCTCGACGATGTGATCTTCTTCCCGGTGGTCGAGGCGACCGGCGAAGTATCGTCATACGGCGATTACAGTGAACAAGGCAATGCCGGGGTCAATGTCAACTGGCCCTCCAGACAAAACTACCTCTTTCAAGTCATCAAGGAATATGGTGAAAGAGAAGTCGAGCGCGGTGGCCTTGCGAGAATTAACTGGGTCAGCGAGATCGACCGCGCCGCGGCATTGACGATTGCCAAGTTTCTCAACATGGCGTATCTCTTTGGAGTCGCCGGCCTGCAGAATTTCGGGCTCGCCAATGATCCGAACCTGTCGGCGGCGCTGACCCCGGGACCCAAGATCGCGGGCGGCACGCGGTGGGTCATCAACGGTGTGGTCAACGGCAGCGCCAACGAGATCTATCTCGACATCGAATCGCTGTACTACCAGCTGGTGGTCCAGACCGGTGGTCTGGTCGAGCTGGACTCGGATTTGAAGCTCCTGATGTCGCCCGGCTCCTCGGTGGCGATGACCGCGACCAACTCGTACGGCGTCAATGTCGGCGACCTGATCACCAAGAACTTCCCCAATCTGGAGGTCATCACGATCCCGCAATACGCGGCGCGGTCCAGTGTCATGCCGCAGGGGGTCGCGGCCGGCGAGTTTGTCCAGATGATCACGATGGCGGTCGAAGGGCAGAAGACGGCGTTTCCGGCCTACTCAGAAAAAATGCGAGCGCATCCAGTAATTCGGGCACGCTCTTCTTTCAGCCAAAAAGTTTCCGCCGGGACCTGGGGTACCGTCATGCGCATGCCAGCTGCGGTCTCCAGCATGGTTGGCGTTTGATTTCAATCACTTAGCCGGATAGGCAGCATCCGCAACTAAGATACCTGCTACTATTGCCATAGCGGCGCGGTCTGGCATGTGCGGGACATCCAGAAGCGCCGCACCTGGGCATGGGTATAATTGAACGGTGAGCCACGGAGTTGGAGTTGAACCATTTTGCCGGAGCGAGCCAAGCATGCGGGAGCGTGAGCGAGCCAGTGCGACGGAGTTGAACCACTGAAGGCGAGCGAGCCAAGGTTCATGAGAGCACCATATTGCGCGAGCGAGCCAATCCTCCTGAGAGTACCATAAGCGGAGAGCGAGCCACACCAGCAGAGTTGAACCATAGCCGTGGAGCGAGCCAATGACAGTGAGAGCGCACCATGTCAGGAGAGCGAGCCACCCAGTCGGAGCGGAACCAGACCTCGCGAGCGAGCCACATCCAATGAGTTGAACCACGTCGTTGGAGCGAGCCCAAGACGCAGAGCTGAACCAGGAAGCGGGAGCGAGCCATTCGGTCAGAGTCGAACCAAGTCACCGGAGCGAGCCACGCCCCACGACATTGAACCATGGGAATTGAGCGAGCCACTGTAGGTGAGAGCACCATGCCAGAAGCGCGAGCCACCGGAGTTGAGAGAACCATAATTGGAGAGCGAGCCAAGGTTCATGAGAGCACCATATTGCGCGAGCGAGCCACGGTATTTGAGTCGAACCAAAATGGGAGAGCGAGCCATACGACAAGGAGAGCACCAAAGAACAGGAGCGAGCCACCCGAGCTGAGAGAACCACATCATCAGAGCGAGCCGCCAGTCGGAGCCCCGCGCAGAAGCCCATACAGCGCCGAAGCCGCGCTTGGCGCTAACACTACGTCAAACTCCGAACAGCCGCACCAGCGCCCCGCAGAGGCGCTCTGTGGGCACTTTCAGAAAGGATTCGAGATGAGCGAAGAGCGCACCCCGGACGAGCCTACGCCGCCGCCCTCCGAGCCCGAGGAGGAGCCCCCCGAGATCGAGGAGCCCGAGCCGCCCGAGGAGGCGGCGTCGCCGCTCATCGTCGCCATGGCATGAGGCGGGAGCGGTTCTTGGCGAGCTGCTTCTCGGTGTCGAGATCGCGCAGCAGCCGCAGCAGGTCGAGCAGGCTCTGCATGTCGAGCACGTTCAGATCGATCTGGTAGCGGCGCCCGGTGGCGTGTCCGATTTCCGCTTGTATGGCGCGGATCAGCTGGTGCTTTTCCATGACCGCTGACCCCCCTTATCGCACTTCGAGGTACGCTTTACGGCAGGCTTGGGCTGCGTCGGCTCGGGTGCGGCGATGACCGGACCGTCGCATATAGCTGTCTGTCCAGTGCCAGCGATCGCCGGCCTTGCCGACAAAACCGATGTGATCGTCGCCAGCGTAGACGAGGTAGCGGAAGTCGTGGTTTTTATCGCGCTTGAATGTGAGGGGCTCAGGATAGGCGAGACGGGCGGCGGCTCTCATGTGGGGTGCGCTATGGTCATCCCGCGCCGCCGCATTTCCGCTTCGACGGCTTGCAGTTGAGCGCGACCGCCCTTTACTGCATTGGCACCGTCAGCAATCCACTGATGCGCGCCCTGCCAAAGTATGCGGATCTGCGCGTCCGATAGTCCCGCAACTTCCTGAGCTGTATGAGTAATGAATGGTATTGCCTCAGTCATGGTCTCCTCCATTGATCCGAGATCGTCTCATCCGACGTTTTTGCGATAGAGCGTCAGAGCGTCCGCGAACGCCATGCTGTTGAGGATCTTGGTGTCTGGCGTGTAGCCAGCCAGCCGTTTGGCGGGGTCCGTCAGCAGCGCTGCAAGGTTCGCCCCCGGCAGTTTTCTGGTCGCATAGACCTTGCCGTTCTGCACGTAAACGATCTTGTTGGCTTTGAGCAAGCGCTTGAGATCGCGTTCGACCAGCCAGACATCGAACAGTTCGCCGATCAGCAGATCAGCCTCCATCGCGAGATCGCCGTATTTGGTCGTGAGCGGCGGCAGCGTCTTGGCGTAAGCATCGATGCGCCTCGCGAAGTCATGCGGGTGATATCTGTTGCAACCGCCGTGACCGTCGTTCTCGACCGTGCCGGCAGTCTTGCCGTCGATCACGACGGTCGCAGTGAAGCACGTCGTCTCTTGCGAAGCGAAGGCGGCGTACTTGATGTTCTTCAGTTCAATTTTCATTGCCATCTGGGGGTCGGTCATGGCGCGTCCTCATGGCCAGAGTTCGGGGAATTCGGTCTTGATCCGTGTGGCGTCGCCGCCGCGCGCGACGCAGCGATTGAAATAAAGGTCACGCTCGTGGGCAGCTTCGCCGGGACCGTAGACGCCGTCCGAGACGCCATTGACGATTCCGGCCAGCTCGTAGCACTCGACGCAGCAGTCAGCGCCGACTGCCTGCCCGGCATCGCGACACTGGCGCCCGCAGATCGAGCAGGTGAACACGCTGCGGCCGGGGCGAAAACGATTGTTTGCCATCACGGTTTCTCCGTGCGGAACGCGTCAAGAATGTCGAGTTGCGCCGGCAATGACGAGCGCATCGTGTCGGCGTCCCGGTACTCGATCTCTTCGAGCAGATCGCGCACCGCGTCGATCTCGTCCGCGCCCCAGCCGACCAGCCGGTTCTCGTCATCGTCCGTGGTGTCGTCCCACGCCGACCAGTCAAAGCTGCGGATCGGGATCGGCTTGGGGTCGTAATTGGTTTTGATGATCATCGGATGCTTCCTGAAGAGGGATTAACGGGTTGTGTGGCGGGCGGCGCGTTTGGCGCTGCGGCGGGCAATCTCGGCCTCGATGCGGGCGCAGGTCGCGTTGTCCAGCGAGGGCGATTCAAGATCGCGCAGCAAGTCCGCCGTTGCATAGGTCGGGAAGGCGTTGATGGACGGGATGGAACCGTAATATAGGCTGTTGGAGCGGTAGGAGCGGGTCATCTCGGGTCTCCTCAGGCGAGGGCTCGATTGCCTTCGCTCTAGATATATAGGTAGGCTCGATAAAAAGTCAAGGTATTGGTTATCCCTTTTGCTCCTTTGCGCAAGACAGAGCCGCTGATGCTGCAGAGGGTGCGTATTTGCACAACAGGGCGAGGTCCGCGGCAGTGCATATCCGCCATCTATGCCAGTTACGGTCAGGCCCATTGCCCGTTTCATAGAGGAGAAGGTTGGCATCGCAATACCTGCGTCTCGTCAATTCATCGAAGTATGGGGCATCGGCTTCGTGGGGCTTACCGCAGGCGTAGAGGCGCTCGCTGAAGACATCAAGGGGTAAGGATCGCGGGACGGCATCGGCACACTCGTGCCCGGCGATGTCCGTCCTCTGTATGTGATTGATAAGCTCGGCAGTGCTAACGCTGGCAAAGCGCTCGATCAGCGACGGCTCGTCCTCCAGTACCGGCCTCGTGTCGCGCTCTGTCGCCGACGAGGCCCATGCCTTCTTTGTGCCGAAGTTCGCGGGTGTAAACACACCATCGCCGTCGTGGTCACATACTACGAGATCTTGGTTGTTCTTCATGCATTTGGCATGCACGTGTTCGCTTGGGGCGGCGAGCCAGATAGCTGCGCAAATGCCGGTGCAGACTAACAGCCAGCTTTTGGTTGGGGTCATGTTGGTTGCTCCTTTCAGAAGCTCAGGTGATCGGTCGCGCGGCGGCACTTGTGCTGCCCCTTGGCGTTGGCCGACGCACTGCCGCATGGCAGTAGCCGCGCCTTGGGGTCTTTGAATACCAGCCCCTCGACCGGTGGTTTGCCGGGCAGGTCGCGGATCGATGCGAACCAGTCGTTGAAGCTATGGGCGTGGTTTTCCGCCAGCCACACGCCCGAAGAGACGACGGTGTGCGTGGATTGGCGGTCGCTCGGGATCGAATTCGCGTCATGGCATAGTCGGCGCAGCCGCTCGAACCGCTCGCGGTAGGGGACCCCGACCAGATACTCGCCGTCGTCGACCAGCAGATCGAACAGGTAGACCGTGTCGCGGACGCCGACGCCCTTGGAATGGAGCAGTTCGCCGACAAAGACGTACCAGCCAGTGCCTGGAAGTTGCTGCTGGAGGTCCAGCCAGCGGGGACCGGGCTGCCAGCCCAGCCGGTTGTCTGGACCGTGCCGCCCCATCGCAAAGCTGGCGCGCCCGATGCCGTCTGACGAGCCGACGTAGATTGTCGTGCAGGTGCCGTTCATCTTGGCTTGCGCCCACCAGCCCAGCTGCTCGTAATGCTGCAATGTGGAGGGTGCCGCAGCCGTTTCCGGCCGCGGCGGATAAAGATATCGATAGGTGTCGTAGCGCATGGGAGCCTCCTTGCTTAGTAATTGCTTATTCTTCTGGGCGGCGACAGCCATTTGGTCCGGGCACCCCGGTTGCTCTCCCGTGATACAACTCGTTCGATAAACTCCCGTTGTGCTCGCAGTTGACAAGCCATTCCTGGTGTAGGTCCGCCACACATCGCTCAATGCTAATCTCAAGGATGGGGATTCTGTCTGCTGGCTCGTTGAACTGTACGTACTGTAAATCTTGGTGACACCGTTTTTCGGCAGGCGATACCGGTTTGTCAGTCATCGCATTGATAAGGCCCGCCTTCCATGGCTCGGCACGCATTGTCTTAAGCACTTGGGCCGTGCCGACGGCTACCCTGGCGTCAGAAGCAGCCCACTGCGATTCACTGGGGTCGTTCCAATGAACGGCGGCGTTGAGCGCTATCAGTGTCCCGCCGATGACGAGTGTCCATTTTTTGGCCTTGGGTGTCATGGTGGCCCATTTGGTCTTAACGTAGGCGAACGGGCCAGCCTGTAACGCGCTTTCAATGCTCATTGTGATTGCTCCTGTGGGTTGGTGGCGGCGCGTCAAGACGCCGCCGTCATTAATCAGCCTGCCTTGAGCGAGGCTTTGAGCGCCGCCTTGAGAGACGCCTTGAGCGCTGCTGTATCGGGGATCAGCATCGGCTTGACCAACTCCCATGCCGCGCCGATGTCCTTGAACGCCGGGGTCAGGCTGGTGTTGGCGACCAGTCCGAAAACCTGCTCGACACTCTCGGGAGCCAAGCGGAACACGTCGTTCGTCGCGGTCTCGCTGACCACCACCTTGGCTTTGGCGGGCGTCTGGACGATGAAGTCCTCGGGGATGCCCTTGATCCCGGAAAGCGCCTTGTCGATCTTCTTGAGCAGCGCCTCGTTGCTCGCGTAAGCGGGGTTGACCGCCAACATTGCCGGCACCTGCTCGACGGTCTCGGCGAAGTTCGGCACAGCGGTGATCGCGCCGTCCTCGTCGCGCTCGGCTTCACCAACCAGCTCGGCGAGCAGTTCGAGTTCGTCGCCGCTCAGCGGCGATGCGGTCGAGCGCTTGGTGATCGCGACCCGCCCGGTGGCGTGCGGCCCCTCACTTAGCGACAGGCTGTCGGGTTTGTGCTGTTGCTGGACACCGCGCGCGACCAAGCGCTCGACCGCGGCATTCTTGAGTTCGTTCTTTTTGAGGTCGAGCAGCCCCTTGATCGCCTTGGCGCACGCGTCGAGCGCGGCGACCTCGGCGAGCCCCTCGATCGTCTCGACCGGCTTGGCGGGTGTCTTGGACTTGGCGGCGGGTGTGGTGGCGGAAAGCTTTTTGGCGTTGGCGAACATCGGAGTGTGCTCCTGAGGCTGATGGCTCGATTGCCATCGCTCCTTAGATATGGGGTGATCCGATAAAAGGTCAACCCCTCGAATAGTGCTTTTCTTAGCGCAGGTATGCGGGGCCGTGCGGTCCCATATACTTCAGCCCGTTGTGCTCGTCGTAGATGTTGCCGCGGGCATGCTTCGCCGGGGCCTTGAAGCCGGCCGGCTTGAGCACAGCGCCGCTCGTCTTGTCGACAAAGCAGTGTGCCGAGTTGTTGAAGACGATCCGCGCGTAGCGCTTGCCATCGTCGACCCGCCAGTCGTTTGGGCAGGACAGACTCGGAAGGTGCAGTGCGTAGTAGTCGTGGACGATCTTTTTGCATCCGTCGAGGAAGGATGCGAACGCGGTATCGTAATCGGTCATGGTATCTGCTCCTGAAGGCTCGATTGCCCTCGCCATATATATATAGGGGCTATACGCTAAAAGATCAAGTCCATAATCTCGTATTTATGGCGCGCCGGCAGCACGCCGGTCAACGCGCAGATCTGGGCGTAGGTGAACCCCGTGGGTGGGTGTCCGCCGTTGTCGAGCCAGACGCGCAGATCCAATAATGCGGCATCGGCGGTGGCGCGGTCCCGCTCGACCAGGGCGTCGAGGTAGCGTTGCCAGCAAGCGGTCGGGTCCATCTCACGTCACCTTTGCGAGCACAGTGTTGACGACTGGATCGACCAACGCCCGAAACGCCGTTTCGTGATACGCTTTGGTTGCGTAGACAATCTCGCCGTGGAGCAGTTCGACATACCCCAGATCGACGGCGTTCTTAGAAACATGGTTATCGCCGTCGACAAATCGACCGCTGAAGTAAATCCGGCTTTTACCGCCTTTCTCCCATGCCTTGGCGCTCAGAAGCCAGGAGCCATAGCCTGATGTAGTCAGCCGGTCGCCGGTCAGCGCCGCGGCGATTTGTTCCAACTTTGTCCGGGTGGCGGATTTGGTCATTACCGGTTCTCCCAACGACCAGTGATCTTTAACGATGCAGTGTGATCAGGTTTAGGGGAAGGTGGGGCTCGTTAGAGCCCCTATGCTGTGCGGCTGATAGTTGACCAAGGTGTTTCGGGCCGAGCCTTGAACTTAAAGGGATACGGTTTTGTGTTACCGCGCCATTCTGCAGTTTGGTCGGCTGTAATCAGCAGCCACGCACCGCGAGAATCCGGCGCTGCTTCGCTGATGTCTGTGATCGTCAGGTAAAGCGCGGATTCTGGCAGATTTCTCTCGCGACAGGAGCGGCGCATCCACAATCGGACCTCGCGTGCCGGCGGCATAATAACATCGCCGATCTGCAATTCTGCTGCGCGTGTTTTCATTACCGGGGAGCCATCAGGTTCCACGAGATCTTCATCCCCGGGCGCTGCGGGTAGCCCACCGCGAGCGCGCCGTTGCTGGTCGAGACGAGCATGGTCTTTCCGGTGCTGGAAAGCTTGCCCGCGTGGGTCAGGTCGATCGTCAGGACCAGCTTGTCGCCGGTCACTTTGAGGTCGTAGCCATTGGTCATTTCGGTTCTCCTTGCGCGAGGGCTTGATTGCCCTCCCCGCTTATATATGGACTTACACGAAAAAGTCAACCCTACCTGAGGAATAAAAACCATGTCGACATCCGATGATCTTGGTCTACCCCAGCAGCCGGCGCCCACCCCGGCGACCAGAATCTCTCGTCCCGTCACGACCGGCGACACCGTCACCGTGGCGTGCAAGCTGCCGCACGGGGTAATCCTGCGGGTGTTCGACTGGGAGGAGTTCGACGAGCCGATGCGCGACGGCACGATCCGGCGTGGCAGGCGCGGCAAGCTGATCCCCGATCTCCAGTTCACCGTCCGCGGCACCTGGCTCGGCTCGGCCGGTCAAGCCTACAACGAGCGCAACGGCGCGGTCGCCGAACTGTTGCCTGGCGGCTACGCGCTGACGACGGGCTGTCCGAAGGAGATCTGGGACCGCTGGCACGACCAGAATGAAATGTCTCTACTCGTTCAGAACAAAATCATCTTCGCCCATGCCACGCACTCGACGGTCAGCATCGAGTCGGCAAAGCTGCGCGCTGTTACCAGTGGCTTAGAACCGCTCGACCGCGGCAAGCCTGCCGAGCGCATGCCGGGCGGTGTCGACCGCCGCGTCAAGATCGGCGAGCTGGAGAAGGACGACGGGACAGCGCCGCGATAAGCGCGCTTCTCCGCTGTCGTACCGACCGCGGCTCACCCCGCGGCAGCGCCGTGTCGTCATCCGTTTCGTCATCCGCTTCTTCGCCCTGCTGTGCGGCGCGATAAGTGCCTGGGCGCTCGTTCTGGTGGTCCTCTACCTTGCCGTCGTCACATGGCTGAATTTGTAGGATCTTGATCATGTCGGCTGTTCCCGGTTACCCGCCGACCGCTCCCGCCGCGTCGCGGATCGTCGTGTTGCCGCCGATCTATCCGGCGCCGGTCCGCGATTTTCGCATTTTTGACTTTACTGCGCCGATCAAGCCGGCGACCAAGGCCGCGATCACCGCGGCATCGTGGAGCTGCACGGTCGACGCGCAGAGCGAGGTCGTCGACCCTACTCCCTCCGGTCGCCTGATCGGAGCGCCGAGCTTTGACACCTTCACCACGACACAGCTGATCGGCGACTGTGTCGATAACTGTCTCTACGCGCTGAGCGCGCAGGTCACCGTGACCGACGGCCGGATCCTCGTGCTCAACGGATCGCTCTACTGCTCCGGTCTCCCTGCTGTCGCGATCTTGCCGGACGGCGCGCTGGTGTTCGACTACGACGAGTTCGTTATCAAGTTTCCCGAGTTCATGCCGCTGTCCGAAGAGCTGTTGGCCGGGTATTGGGCGCAGGCCGGCATGCTCTTTCGCAACGACGCGACATCATCGGAGCAGGACCCGGTGATCCGCCGCGAGATCCTCGATCTGCTGACCGCGCATTGCGCCGTGCTGTTTGCTCCGCCGCCCGTAGGACGCGGTGGCGGGGGGTCAAGCGCGCTCGGCGGGGTGTTGACCTCGAAATCGGTCAATGGCGTCTCGGTGGGCTCCTCCGGGGTTTTTCCGGGGATGAGCGGTACGCAGGCGTGGTACATGTTGAGTAGTTATGGTCAGAAGGCGTGGATGATGACGCGAGCGTATCGTACCTTTCATTACCTTCCCGGTCCTCAGAGATTTCCCAGTTCAAACAACCCGATCTGGCCATTTGGGCCTTTTAATCCGTACTATTGGCATTGACGGATTGGTTTCGCATCACCTGTGCGCGCGGCGATCGATGCACGTGCTTCCAGGAGTCCTTTCTCATCTGCCCGGATACAGTGATGAGATTTGAATGGCGCTCTCCGCGGTTCCCGGTGATGGACGCCGAGTTCAAGGAGCATGAGCACGCGCGCAACGAAAGCGGTCAGTTCACCAGTGGTGGCGGCGGTGGTGGTGCATCGGAGAAAACGCCGCATCGGCGCGATTCCAAGGCTGTTCTGCACATGACTGATCCGTTGGGCTGGCACCACATGAAAGACGCCGACGGTAATGTCTGGCGGCACTCCGAGAAGCATCACGCACTGGTCGCCAGCAACAAAGCGATGCCCGATCAGCCGGGCGGGGGCTGGCTCAAGGCTCCCGAGATCAAAGCCAAGCGGATGATCCCGAGAGGCATGCCGGGTGGCGGAAAAAACCCGCCGCCGGCATCTGCTGCGGTCTGGAAGAAGCTCGAAGCACAGGGGCTGGTCAAGCCGGCGCGTACCGGGTGGGAAAAGAAGTGACGCATGCAGTCGGCACGCGACCGTTTTGCCCGTGCCCGCCGCGCCGAGGTGCGTTACGGCATCCAACTGCGCCAGATCGCGCGGCAGATCAATGCCTTTGTGCACGGGATCTTCCACCCGCAGGACCCGGCCACCGCGTCGTACCTCGAACGCACATTGCACGACTACGAGGACACGATCCGACCGTGGGCCGAATCAGTCGGTCGGCGCATGCTGGTCGATGTCAGCCAACGCGACTTCACGGCGTGGCTTGAGCACGGCAAAGCGATTGGCAGAGCCTTACGGGGGATTGTCGAGACCGCGCCGATCGGCAATGAGTTCCGCCAGTTGCAGGACACCCAGGTCGACCTGATCACCAGCATTCCGCGCGACGCCGCTCAACGGGTGCACGACCTCAGTCTGGAGCATCTGCTCCAAGGTCGGCGGTGGGAAGAAGTCGCGCGCGACATTCTCGACCAGGGCGATGTCAGCCGGTCAAAAGCCAATCTGATCGCGCGGACCGAGACCTCGCGCGCCGCTGGCCAGTTCACGATGGTCCGTGCGATGCACATGGGCAGCGAGGGGTACATCTGGCGGACCGTGCGCGATGCCGATGTTCGGCTCGAACACCGCAAGCTGGAGGGCACGTTTCAGCGTTGGGACAGCCCGCCGGTCGCCGGTTATGGGCGCGGGCACTCGGAGCAGCGGTATCATCCAGGGGGCGGGCCGAATTGCCGCTGTATGAGCGAGCCGGTAATGCCCGACGAGCCGCAAAAGGGCTATTAAATCAAGGCAGACTGAAAGATGCCGACGACACCCGACAAACTCGCCCAAGCCTTGGCCGACCTGCAGCGCCGCCGTGTGCTGATCGGCATCCCCGCTGGCGAGCCGCGCGAAGGCGGGACGATCACCAATGCGGCGATCGGCTACATCAACGAATTCGGCTCGCCCGCCGCCAATATCCCGGCGCGTCCGCATCTCGTCCCCGGGGTCCAAGCCGCATTGCCGGCGATCACCAAGTATCTTCAGGCTGCGGCGCGCGCCGCACTGACCGGGGCTGACCCCAGTGTCGTCGACAGCTACTTCGAGCAAGCCGGGCAAAAGGGAGTCGACTCGGTCAAGGCGCTGATACGAGCCAAGCTCAAGCCGCAACTGGCCGAGTCGACTGTGAAGGCTAGGCGACTGCGTCGTCCCGATATTCATTATCGGGTTCGCATGCAGATTGTCGACGCAGTGGAAGCGGCGAAGGGGACGCCGCGCGGGTCGCCCGCCCGGCTGCTGCTCGCGCAATTGCGCGAGCGCTACAACCTGGGCAAGCAGGTTTATCTGCGCGCGGCGCAGACGCCGGAAGAGGCGACACCGTTGCTCGACACATCGAATTACATCAACTCTTTTACTGCGGTCGTCGTCAAGAAATAGCAAGCTTCGCTGGGGCACGTCGTTTCCTTGGCCGGCGTTCTCCGGACGAAGAGAGGAGGGGCCGTCGCCCCCTTGGGTTTAAACTGAGGATGAGGGTGACGGGCGGCGGCCTCTCTTTTCTAGGTTTGTTTGTGTGACACACCTCGCTCCCTCTTTTCGGGTCTCTCTCGCCGCTCGGCAATGGTGTGTCGCACTTCTAATTTATACCACGGTTGAGATCAAAATGCCGTTGCTCGATGTCTCCGAAGCCTTCGATGTGCTGTTCTGGGACGACATTACCGTGACCCGGCGGTCGACGACGATCTCGCAGTATGGGCGGGTAGCGACAATCAATACCCAGTTCACGATGCAGGCAGTGGTCACTGCCGCGTCGCCCGACGACCTCAGTCGCGTCCCGGATTACCAGCTGATGCACAAGACCATCTCGATCTACTCGATCACGCGGCTGCAGGGACCGGCAGACGACGGGTCGGGCAATCAGACGATGCCCGACCTCGTCCTGTGGCACGGCTCGACTTACGTGGTCCGGATGGTCGACGACTACTCGGGCTATGGCCGTGGTTTTATCCACGCAGTCTGCGAAGGGGTTCAGGCAGTCGACCCGGCGCCGATGGCTGACCCGGTCGGCAGTGCCTGAGGCGTGGACATCATGCCGATCTCCGGGATCTTCTGGGTGCTGTTTGGGCTGTGGGTGGTGTTTGCGGTGCGGAACTATTGGTCGACAGCCGTAGGTCGCCAAACCGGCGCGAGCGGCTGGGGCGAGCGGCTGCTGCTGGCAGCCGCGCTATTGCTGCTCGGTCTGCGGGTGTTCGGGGTCGTCGAGTAATGGCTGATCCGGGGAACCGTGCGGCTCATCGGCGTCATCGGCGGCCGAAGTCCAGCTCTCGCGAGTATCAGAACGCTTGGCGACGACGCGACTATGTGATGCGCCGCAAGCGTCTGGCCCAGCGCCTGCGGCGACTATGGCTGCGGCTTGGCAATCAGTGAAAGGGACGCGCAGTCAATTCCCCGGCACCTTCCGCAGCAGCCGCAATCGCTGGGGCATGAAGGTGTGGATCGACGGCGAGCTGCACTACCTCGGCACCTTGCCCGACCGCGCCGCGGCGGCCGACTACGTGCGCTTGGTCGAGAGCCGCTATCCGCAGCGCCTGCGCCGCCGCCGCGGCACCGTGTATCGGCAAAGAGGGCGCCGCAACTGGGTCGCCTTGGGGCCGCGCCCGCAGCGCCGCCGGCTGGGGAGCTTTGCAACCCGGTGGGCCGCCGAGCGCGCGCTCGCCGTCGATCGCTCAAGGAGCTGACCAAATGCCGCTGTTGGATGTCGCCAGCCTGGACAGCCCGCCGCAATGACGATCCCGAACCAGGCGCGTGACAGCAGCGAGCGCGGCTTTCTCCAGCCGGTCGCGCCGGTCCTGCCGCTCGACGACGATGCGCTGGAGGATTTCCTGCAGCAGTGGATGGCTGGGGTCGCCGGGGTGGACGGCACGATGGTGCGCCATCGTTGGCAACCGGAACCGCCGAATATCCCGGATTTTGGCACCGACTGGGTCGCCATCGGCATTACCCGCGTGGTCACCGAGACCTTCCCGTGGATCGGCGGCAACGACCCGCTGTACGACCAGATGCAGCGGCACCAGACGATCGACGTGATGGCGAGCTTTTACGGTCCGCATTCCGCAAGCATTGCCGGGCGATTGCGCGACGGTCTGTTTGTGTCGCAGAACCGCGAGATCCTGCTGCTCAACGAGATGGGGCTGGTCGAGGTCGGCGAGCAGCGGCGCGCCCCCGATTTGATCAAGAACCAGTGGGTCGACCGCGAGGATCTGACAGTCACGGTACGCCGCCGCATCGTGCGCCAGTACCCGGTGCGCAACATCATCGAGGCGCACGGCGTGGTGACGGCGCAGCCGCCGGGCGACGGCCTGTTGGTGTCGAGCACCTTCGACGCGCGCCTGATGGCGGGTCGCATACGGATCGTGAGTTCGGCCGCCGGGGCATTGAGCACGGGGCCGGGCAAGGCCGATCTTGCGGGAGGAGAGGGGAGTTAAACCGATGCTGGTCATCCAAATCCTGTTCTGGGTTCTGCTGATCCTTTGTTTCGTCGTCGGGCCGCCGTGGGGGGCCTGGGGTCAAGCCGCGCCGGCTTGGTCGCCGCACGTCGTTTATCTGGTGTTGTTCATCTGTCTTGGTCTCGCCGTCTTCAGCGGCGGCGTTTTGATGCGCTGACCCTGTCGACCCGCTGACCATCCACCCGTCGATATCCAATAGGAGGCTTTTGCCATGGCGCTCGGCTTGCCGGTCTCCCGGCTGATCAATGTTACGGTAAACATCAACCCGGCGGCGATCCCGTTTGCCAATTTCGACTCGCTGTTGGCGGTCGGCGACAGTCCGGTGATCGACACGCAGGAGCGTATCCGCGCCTACGGGTCGCTGGGGGAGGTGGCCGATGATTTCGGCACCGCCGCGCCTGAATATGCCGCGGCGAGCCTATTCTTCGGCCAAACTCCGCAGCCTGCCTCGCTGTTCATCGGGCGCTGGGCGCACACCGCGACGAACGGTGAACTCTATTGCGGGCCGCTGACTGTCACCGAGCAGCAGATGGCCAACTGGACCAACATCACGAACGGCTCGTTCGAGATCTCGATCGACGGCACGGCGCACGCGATCACCGCGCTGACTTTCTTGGGCACCAGCAATTTGAACGGGGTCGCGGCGGCGATCCAGACCGAGCTACACACGGCGGGGGCGACCACGGCCACGTGCATTTGGAACGGGTTGCAGTTTCAGTTTGGCTCGGGCACCACCGGGCCGGCTTCGACGGTCAGCTATCTGACCGCGGTCAGTCCGACCAGCGGTGTCGACATCAGCGCGCAGCTCAAAGGCACCGCGGCGCTGGCGCAGCGCAATGTCGCGGGCGCGCCCGCCGAGAGTGCGCTCGACGCGGTCATCGCGCTCGACGGCATCGGCACCTACTGGTACGGACTGACATTTGCGTCGCCGAATATCGTCGATGCCGATCGTGAGGCGATTGCCCAGTACATCGAAGGCGCCAACAACAAGCACGTCTTCGGGATCAACACCAACAATCCGGTGGCGCTGACCAATACCGACAACTCCAGCATCGGGTATGTGCTGAAGCAGGCCGGCTACCGTCGCAGCTTCTGCATGTACTCATCGACGAACCCTTATGCGGTGTCGGCGTTTTTTGGGCGCGCCTTCACAGTCGACTTCCTCGGCTCCAACACCGCCATTACGATGATGTGGCAGGAGCTGGCCGGGATCACGCCGGAATATCTCGGGACCGCCCAGGCCGACGCGCTCGACACCAACAATTACAATTACCTTGCCGAGTTCAACAATCAGCGCGCCATCGTCATGAACGGCAAGATGTGCGCCGACTACTTCTTTGATGAAGTGTGGGGTTCCGACTGGCTGGCGGGTGGTATCCAGACTGCGCTGTTCGATCTTCTGAGCACGATCCGCACCAAGGTGCCGCAGACCGATTCCGGCATCCACATGCTGACCAACATCTGCACGGCGACTTGTGCGCAGGCGGTGGTCAACGGCTATGTCGCGCCGGGGCAATGGAACGCCGCGGGGTTTGGGATACTGCAGACCGGCGAATACCTGGACAAGGGATTTTACGTCTACGCGCCGCCAATGGCGACTCAGCCACAGCCCGACCGCGAGGCGCGCAAGAGCCCATTGATCCAGATCGCGGTCAAGCTGGCTGGCGCGATCCACACGGTCGACGTGCTGATCAATGTGAACCGCTAAAGGAGGGCGGGGTAGATGGCTACTTATTCGTTCACCGATGTTTCATGCACGATCAGTGGGCCGGCGGGGGCGGCTATTGTGTTGAACAATCTTGCGGCTGGCGCGACGACGCCGATGGGCTCCGGCTATGGGGCCGCGGAAGAGGGCATCACAGTCGAGATGACAGAAGACAAGGATACAATGACGTGGGGCGCCGACGGAAGTTTGATGCACTCATTGCACGCGGCGATTGCCGGTCGCATGACGGTGCGGCTGCTCAAGACTTCGCCAACCAATGCGCAATTGCAGACGATGTACACGGCGCAGCAGACCTCGGCGGCATTGTGGGGCAGCAACACGATCACCATCCAGGATCACGCGCGTGGTGACAACATCACCGGCACGCAGATGGCTTTTATGAAGTTTCCCAATGTGGTGTACGCCAAAGACGGCAACATCATGGAATGGGTCTTTGGCGGGCGCGTGTCGCATGTCATTGGCGGCGGCATCGCAATTAACGCCACGAGCTTCTGATGGCTGAGGTCGAGCTTGCGGAGCATACCTATCGGGTCGGGCGGCTGAACGCGATCCAGCAATGGGAAATTTTCCGCCGCCTCGGGCCGGTACTGCCGATGCTCAGCGCCGAGATGGACGGCAGTGTCGCTGCGACCCCTGGGGCGCGGTGGATCATGAGCGCAGTGGCTGGCTTTTTGTCGCAACTGAAACAGGAGGATGCCGACTACATCCTGCACGCGGCGCTGGCCGTGGTCGAGCGCTTCGACCCGCAGAATCAGCGGTGGTTCCGCGTCGCCTCGATGAACGGCACGGGCGGGCTGATGTATCAGGACATCGAGTTGTTGACGATGTTGGAATTGATGGACCGCGCGCTGCAGGAGAACATGGGAAGTTTTTTCGCTCAGCTGCGGGCCGCTTCCGACGCGTCGACCTCAACGCGGACGGAGACGGACGCGGCGGGTCTCCCCGCTTTGCCAGTGGACTTGCACTGATCGGCATGTCCAATGAGCGCGACTGGCTGTTGCGGCCCGTGCGCCTCGGCATGTGCCGCTACGAGAGCCTCATTGACGGCGCGCTCGGGCTCGACGATGTCGCGGACATGAACGAAGCACTGGACGTGGCCGATGAAAACCAGCAGCGCTATCAGGACAGCGTGACCCCGCCAGGTGGCCGCGGTGGCTGACGTTATCCAGGAATTCCGCGTCGGTCTGGGGTTCAGAATCGACGAGTCATCGTTCAAAAAAATCACTGACGCAATCGCCGTGGTAAAGGCCAAGGCGACGCAGATAGTAGTGAATGTCGGCGTCAATTGGGACGACGCCAAGCAGCGCGGTCTTCAGAAATCCCTCATCGAGATCAGCGAGCGCGCCCACAAGCTGGGGACCGAATTCGCCGCGGTTGGTGCGATCGCGGTCGGCAGCCTGGAGAGGATCGCCGAACGATACGCGCAACTGTTTTTCCTGTCGGAGCGCACGGGCGTCGCGGCCGGTCAACTAAAGACAATGGCGTTCGCCTTCGACACGATCGGCGGCAACGCGGCGACCGCGGCACAAGAGGTCGCGACATTGGCGGCGCGGGCTCGCGAGATGCCGCCGGGGTATTTCCAGACCTCGATCGAGGCGGTGATTCGTAGCCAGACCGGCTCGACGGAAAAGCTCAAGACCGCGAAAGAGCAGCAGATGGGCCTGATCAAGATGGCCCATCAAATGGGAGAGGCGCGTCAGGCGGAAGCTTCGGCGATATTCAAAATGTATGGGGTCTCCTACGAGGCCAACATTTGGGAGATCAAGCATTACGATTTGACGATAGCGCGCGACAAAGAGGCGGCAGACCGCCGCAAGGCGATGGGCGTCGACTTGGACCGCGTCGCCGATATCGGCCAAGAAATGTACTACCAGTTCAAGCGATTATGGGATGTGGTCGAAGTTACTGGTAACAAGATATTCCAAGTATGGGGACCGCCGCTCATCGCTGTATTGCGAACCGTCAATTGGCTGCTGAACGGGATTATTTGGACTGTCGACACGTTGCATCTGCAAGGCCCGATTGCTTTGATCCTCGGGTTTGCCGCGGCGTGGTGGACATTGACGAGAGCGCTCAGGGCGGCGCGGGTGGCAATGGCGGCATGGGCCGCGCTGAGTCGCTTCGGTGCTGCGGGGGCAGGTGCGGCGGCTGCGGGGGCAGGTGCGGCGGCTGCGGGGGCAGGTGCGGGCGCAGGCGTGGCTGCGGGGGCGGGTGCCGCGGGGGCAGGTGCCTTGGCGGCAACGGCGGCAAAGCGCGGGCTATTGATGCGCGGGCTTGGGCTAGCGGCGCGCGGCGGCTCAGCGCTGCTGCGGATCGCTACGGGGCCGGTCGGGTGGGGCTTGCTCGCCGCAGAAATAGCCTACGAGACCGGGCTTTTGGACAAGCTATTCGGCGGCAGCGAGAAAGGCGAAGGTACTGAAGGGCCGCACATGCAGCACGGCGGCATCGTGCCGATCAACGCGCATGCCGGTGAGATGGTGTTGCCGAGAAACATCTCGGAAGGGCTGCAGGATTGGTTTACCGGCAACGACAGCGCCGCAGAGGAACTGCAGACTTGGCTGTCCGGGGCCGGATCGGTCCCTAGGGTATTCGTTGACAATGCCCGTGAGCTGGGGCGTGAGCTGACCGGTGGCTTCGGAACTGACGGCGGCGTCCGGACGCCGCAAGAGATGTACGGCGGTGCGCCGGGCGGTGGCCAAAATCGGACGCCGCAAGAGATGTACGGCGGTGCCCCTGCAGGCGGTGCCCAAAATCGGACGCCGCAAGAGATGTACGGCGGTGCCCCTGCGGGCGGTGCCCCTGTGGGCGGTGCGCCTGTGGGCGGTGCGCCTGTGGGCGGCGGAACGGCAGAGAATGCGTTTCTGGCGGAAGCGGCCAAGCGCGAAAGCGGCATGCGCAACATCACCCAGAAAGGCGGTGGGCCAGCATCGGGTTATTACCAGATCGAGGACGCGACGTGGCGCGACTTTGCACCAAAACTCGGGATCGATACCGCACGGGCGATGGGGGCCTCACAGGCCGACCAGTTGCGTGTCGCGCTGGCGATCCTGCATAAACAGGGACCAGGGGCGTGGACGACAATGCGCGGTCTGACGCCGCAGTCATTTGCGCCACAGGCATTGGGAACACCGTTGTCGACCGGGGGGCTGGGTGTGGGCGGCGGCCTGACGCCACAGGCACCGGGAACGCCGTTGTCGATCGGGGGCGGTGCTCCTGGTGACGCTAGTGTGGCGCAACTCACCAAGGGCACTGCGATGACCCCGGCTGGCGCGGTCGACACAATGCTGAACATGCAGGGGATGACCGACACTCGTCACCGCAAGACGATAAAAGATTTCATCACGGCGGGCGGCGGCAATTTGGACCCAGGCGCGCTCGCGTGGTGCGCTGCTGTAACAAACGCCGCGCTTCAATTGCACGGCATCCGTGGCACGACCGGTCCAGACCGGAATATGGCGTCGAGCTTTGCCAATTGGGGCCAGGGAGTGGACCCAGCCAAGGCGATGAAGGGCGATGTTGCGCTATTACCGCCCCAGGTTCGCGGCAGTAGCGGTCATGTCGGCATGGTGGCTGGGACGCGCTGGCGCGGCGGCAAGGAAGAGATCGAGATGATCGCGGGCAATACTGCTCATCAGATGATGGATAGGTGGCTTCCCGTCGAGAGGTTCGCCGCGATCCGCCGCGCCACCGAGGCAGAGCAGATGCGTCAGACGTTGACCAGCCCGCAGGCTCCGTCGACCGTCAATAACAGCGGCGGCCACACGTTCCACGTCGACAACCGCACCGACATCCAGGTGGCACACGCCGACGACGGCAGTCATGTGCCCGCAATGCGCCACATGATCGAGCGGCAGAACGCCGACATGGTGCGCAATTTAGGACCGAGCATCAGATGAGTGGATTACCGCCAACTATCGTGTTTCCCGCGCTTGAGCAGGCGACGATAGCGCTTGTCGAGGGGGCGTTGTTTGCCAGCGTAAATCGGCAGTTTATCCCGCTCGACAACGGCGCTGCGCAGGGGCCACCAGGACTATTCCCGCCACCGACAGTGTGGGTTGAGGAGCAGCACCAGGACCAGATGATGATCACCGAGCATCCGGTCGAGAACGGTGCGCCGGTCAGTGACCACGCCTTCCCGCGCCCGGTCGACTTGACGCTTCGACTCGGCTGGAAAGGCGAGAGCCTGACGGAAATCCAAACTCTCTACAGTCAGCTCACCGGGTTCAAGGACGCCCGCGTGCTGTTCGACATCATGACCGGCAAGCGGCTCTACAACAATATGCTGATCCAGAGCATCCAGGTGGCGACCGATCAGCGCACTGCGGTCGTGCTGATGGCGACGGTGCGGTGCAAGCAAGTGATCCTGGTCGGCACGGACATCGTAACGCTGCCACAGAATCAAGCAGAGCCAGCAAAGACTGCGACTACGATCAACAATGGCGACAAGGCGCTGGTACCGGCTGGCACCTATAATCCGGCTGGCAACCCGCCAGAGGCGGCTGTTCCGATAACACTTCCTGGTTAATGTCAATGACCGGTCACGACCAATGGATCAGAAAATGCTCGTTGACGATCACGCATTCGAGTTCACCATTAGTCACGCCCACCGATCCTACGTCGGGCATCCCGATCGCCGGGGATGCGCCCAAGGCGCTCAACCTGTCGGACTTCCGCATCCGCTTTAAGACGTACCAAGCTGAGGGTGGCGGGCGTCCGCCTGGTGCATGGATACGCGTCACCAATCTCGCGCCCGACACCGAGTGGAGTTTTATCAAGGAGTACAATGGTATCGTGCTGCAGGCGGGATACCTGAACGGGCGGTTTGGGATAATTTTCGCGGGCACGATCAAGGAATATCGGCGCGGCCACGAGACGGTGACCGACAGTTTTCTCGACATCTGGGCCGGTGACGGCGACATCGCGTTCAGCCGGTCGGCGATGAACGAAACTCTGGCGAAGAACTGGAACAACCAGCAGCAGCGCGACAAAATTATAGCTCAGATGGAAAAGGATGGCGGTGTGCAACGTGGGTACAACGCTCAAGCGATAGCCGCTTTCGCCGCTAATGCGCGCGGCACGACGATGTGGGGGTTCTCGCGCTCGCTAATGAACGGCAATGTCGCGCGCGACGGTCTGGCGTGGGTGCCGATCAACGGCAAGATCAATGTCGTGCCGTTGAACGGCTACAAGCCCGGTGAGGCAATCGAGTTGTCGAGCGCCACCGGGATGGTCGGCTGGCCTGAGCAGACGCCCGAGGGGATCGCGGCTACCTGTCTGCTGAACCCGGCGGCGCAAGTCGGCAATTTGATGCACATCGACAACAAGGACATCAATCAGTCGCGCGCGCCCGGTGGCGGGTTTACGACCCCGGCTATTGGCGGCAGCCCCAACAACCCCGGCTGGGGGCCGACCTTTCTGCAGCCGGTCACCGACGACGGGTTCTACCGGATCATCAAGGTCGAGCATCACGGCGACACGCGCGGCAACGAGTGGTACACCGAGCTGCTCGGGCTGGCGATCGACGTATCGCAGCCAGGCGCTCAGCAAGGCCAAGCCGGGACCAGTGATCACGACATCCCGGTGCCGCCGCCGGTTGGGAGCAACCTGCCGACCGGCGACAAACCGGACACCGACCCGACCTCGCCGTTTTACAGTCCGCCGCTCAATCCGCCAACCTGACGAAGGTTCGCAAATGCTGCGTCATGAACGCTGGGAGGAGCCTGCCAATGCCGTCGAGGCGGCGATCGGTGGCAAGCAGGCCGAGATGTGGACGGCGATCCCCGGCATCGTGCAAAAGTTCAACGCGCAGAACAACACGGTCGAGGTACAACCGGCGGTGCAGCGGCGGCGATTGCTGCCGACCGGCAAATGGATCAACGAGACATTGTCGCCGTGCGTCGATGTCCCGGTGCATTTCCCAGCGGGCGGCGGCTTTACATTGACCGTCCCTGTCAAGGCTGGTGACGAGGTTCTATTAGTGTTCTCGTCGCGCTGCATCGACGGTTGGTGGGACAAAGGAGGGGTGCAGCCGCAGACTGTCCCGCGCATGCACGACCCATCGGACGGCTTCGCGATCCTCGGCACCCGCTCGAAGAAGCGCGCCCTGGCGAACGTCTCGACGACGAATGTGCAGTTGCGCGCGGACGACGGCAAGACCTTCCTTGAGATCGACGCTAACCAGACGGTGCGGATCGTCGCGCCGACCAAGGTTCGACTCGAAACTCCGTTGCTGGAGGTGACGGGCGACATCAAAGCGGGCGGCGATGTCATGGCGCATGCCGGTGTCGCGGGTGTTTCGCTTCGGGTGAGCACAGGCAGCACAAGCACAAGCAGCACACCAACGACGACTGATGTACCGACGACTACGACTATCAGCGGCATATTGCACATCGCTTCGCAAGTCGATCAAGTCCTGCAAACCGGCGACTTTATCCAAATTGCCGGGGCGCTTGCGATCGGCTCGATACCGGGCGGCTCGGAGATCCTCAATGCCGTGCATACGGTCGCCTCGGTCATCGACAGCCGCAATTTTACCGCACTGCTCTCGGGCTTGCTCCCTGGACAGATCCAGGCAATTGCCGGCAACCCGATCATGCAAGCCATTGTGCACTTGGTGAGCCACGATCACCACGGTGTAAGGGCCGGCTCCGAGATTAGTCAGAAACCCGTCACCGGCACCTAGGCACCTAAGGGGGAGAAATGACCGGGTTCACCGACCGCACCGCGCAGGGCATCCTCAACCACATAACCGGCAAGGCCGCGCTCTATGGCCTGCCGGTGGCTTATGTCGCACTGTACACTGGGGTCGGCAATGACGGCGGCGTTGGCTTTACCGAGCCTGCCGGCGGTGGCTACGCACGCGTGACGACTGCTGCAGCCGACTGGAACTCGGCCTCGGGGTCCAGCCCCAGCATCATCACCAACGCCAACCCGCTGGTGTTCCCGACTGCGCCGACCGGCAGCTGGGGCACGGTCTTCGCTTTCGGGATTCATGATGCATTGACCGCCGGCAACATCAACGCATGGGACTATCTCGGGAATTTCCCGTGGGTTCCGGTGACGATCTCGGCGGCATCCCCGGCGGTGCTGACGGCGCACGCGCATGGCTACCTCGCCGGGGACAATGTGGTGTTCTCGGTCGAGTACGGCGGCGCCAACCCAGCGTTCAGCGCCGGCAACCTGACCGGCCTCCTGGTGGTTGCGCCCCCGGTCACCACCGACACCTTCACCGTCACCAATGCCGGGGTCGCGGTCAACACCTCGGGTACGGGCAGCGGCATGATCCGCAAGGTGGTGGCGCAGGCGATCCCGAGCGGCGCCTCGGCCCCGTCCTTCGCGGCCGGCTCGCTGACCATCTCGGGCGCGTGATCGATGACCATCCTATTCGCCGGTGGCGAGGACACTTCGTTCACCATTTACGGCGGCGTGCAATGGGGGACCGGTCCCGGCAGCGGCGGCAACCGCCCGGCCTTCAGCCGGCTGGCGGCCGAGATCCAACAGAGCACCGCCGTCGATCCTCCGACCATGCGCATCCAGACCCCGGCTTTCACGCCATCCGCGGCGATCTGGATTCACGGTTGGGTCTTCAATGGCGACGCAGCGGGCAATAATTTTACGGTAAACCAACAGGTTGCGCTGGCGCGGAGTCCCGACGGTGTCTCACGGGTACTACTGCGCGCCACCACAACCCGCAATCTCCTCAAACTGTCAACACGCAACGCCGCCGGGACCATCACCGACGTTGCGACCGCGACGACGATCATCCCGATAAATGTTTTGGCACAGATCGACTGGCTGATCAACTTCAGCACCGGCTCGACCCTGTACGTCAACGGCGCGGCGGCACTGACCTATGCCGGCGATCTGCGCACCGACGCCGCGACGGCACTCAACCAGATCGACATCAGCGGGATGAACTATAATTTTTGGGGAGACTACTGGTCGGAAATCATCGTCGCCGACACCGACACCCGCTCGATGGGGTTGTGGACCCTGCCGCCGGCAGCAGCAGGCAACGCACAGTCCTGGACGCCGAACACGCTCGGGAACATCAACAAGACGGCGATCAACGACAGCACCTTTATCAGCACGACGGCGAACACCGCGCTAACGGAATGGACGACGCTCACCGCGCCGCCCTCGGGCACCTGGACCGTGCAGGCGATCGTGCAGAATGCGCGAGTGCAGGTATCGACGACCGGGCCGCAGCATTTCGACTTTGTGGCGCGCACCGCGGCCACCGATTTCCTCGCTGGTGCGCCGCAAGCGCCGTCATTGGCCTTTAGCAATTTTCAGCACATCTGGCCGGTCAACCCCAACACCGGATTACCCTGGCAAATCACCGACATCGCCGCCGGGTTCAACCTCGGGATCGAATCGCAGGCCTGACGTGTGGCTGACGTTTCAAAGCTCGTCTCCTATGCCGTTCTTCAGGGCGGCGCGGAGAACGCCTCCAAGCTCGTCTCCTATGCCGTTCTTCAGGGCGGCGCGGAGAACGCCTCCAAGCTAGTCTCGTTCGCGGTCCTCGCGCCGCTGTCGATCGCGCTCACCGGTCGGATCGCCACGCAGAGCCAGACGCGCGGCACGGTCGGCATCGGTGTGGCTCCGGCGCTCGCCGGTCGCATCCGCTTCCACGCGACGGGCGCTCTCGCTTCACCGCTGCCGCTGGCGGGACGGGCGAGCGCGGTGGGCCGCGCGACCGGCTCGATCGGCGTGAGCCTTCCGGTGCCGCTGGCTGGGCGCATCCGCGTCTCGCTACAGGGGCACCCCGCCGATGTCGCGTTCGGCATCGCGCTCGGCGGGCGGATCACGTTCGCTGCACGAGCGCATCCCGAACTGCGAATTCTGATCCCGCTGCCGCCGACGCCGCTGGTGGCGCCGCCGTCGCGGCCGGCGTTTCAAGTCTACGAGATCCCGATGACGGCGGGTGCACCGCAATTTCAGGTCATCCGGTTGAGCGGTGTGCGCTACCAAATCGCGGCACACTGGTGTGATCCGCTCGGGGTCTGGGTGCTCGATATCGCCGATCTCGACGGCCACGCAATCGTCAGCGGCATTCCGATGATCACCGGGGCCGATCTGCTGGCGCAGTACGCCTATTTGAATTTTGGTGGTCTGCTGCTGGCGCAGAGCGACTTCGACTGGACTGTGCCGCCGACCTTCGATACGCTTGGCCGGTTCGGCCACCTTTACTGGATACCGACGCCGCCACCTGTGGTGCCGCCGCCGCGCTACCCGCTGTCGCCGGAAGATCCGCGCAACGCGCCGCTGCCGACCGAGTCGCCACCGGTCCCGTCATGACCGTGTACGAGATCCCGCTGAAGGGCGGCCAAGGCTCGATCCAGAACCTCGAACTGATCCAGGCCGATGGCGTGACGACGCTCGGCGTCCGTCTGTTCGTGCACTGGAACGCTCCGCTCGGGGTATGGGTGCTCGACCTGGACGACGCGCAGGGCACCCCGCTGGCCAGCGGCATCCCGATGATCACCGGGGCCGATCTCCTCGCCCAATATCCCTATCTTGGGCTGGGCGGCGCGCTCCTGGCACAGAGCGACTTCGACTGGACCGTGCCGCCGAACTTTGCCGATCTCGGCGCGACCGGCCATCTGTACTGGATACCCATCGGACCGGCACCGTCGCCACCGCCGGCTTATCCGCTGTCGCCGGAAGATTTGTCGGACGAGCCGCAACTGCCGACCATCCCGCCGCCGCATGTCGCGCCGCCGCCGTTGACCCCGGCATGCCTCGCCAACGTGGGGTGGGTCGCGTCGACCGGCGGTCACGGACAGGGTCTCGACCAGTACAACAACTATCTGTCGGATTCGATCTACAACGCCACTACCGGCGCGATCAACGCGACCATCACGGCGGCAGAGATGGCCGCCGGGGTCAACGCGTGGATCGGCAGCCCGGTGTGCCAGCTGGGCTACGTCAGCCCGACCAGCACGGTGTTGCTACACCCGATCCTCGGCGGTCAGTACCTGATTGGCTATTTCGGCGGCAACGACCAGTATGGCGATGCCGCCTTCGCCAAGTGGTTCGCGCTGTATCAGCCCAGCGCGACCGGTGCGCCGACCGTGGTCGGCGCGGTGTGGTACTCCAACCTGCTCGGCATTCCCTACGCATCGGTGCCGCAGCCGTTTCTCGCTGGCCTGCAGACTGCCGACGACCCGATCCTGATCCTTGGCGGCTATGGGATTGGCGCATTCGTCACGAGTTTGGCGCCGCTGCCGTCGATCAATCAGATCAAGAGCGGGATTTACAGCGGGACAAGCAACCCGTATTACCCGACGCATCCCGGTCAGGTGCCGTACCTGGGCTGGCAATGGCTCGGCAACGAGAACCTCTGCACGTACCTGTACAATTCGCTGTGGGGACTGAACCTCAACCCGCGCGGCCTGTGGACATTGCCCGGTCCCAATGGCGGCACCAACGTCTATCTGTACTTCAACCGCGCCTACACCGAATCGTGCATGGGCACGCCCTCGGTTCTCAAGAACCCCGAATTGAACCTGGTGCTGGCGGCGGAATACCCGCATGGCTGTGTGGTGCGCGTCAACCTGGGTGTGATCCCGGACTTCGACACGTTGCACCGCATCGCCGCCGGCAGCGGTGCACTGCCGCCAACGCCGATGTACACCGTCGACAATGCCGACTGGCTCGACGCGACCGGCGCGGTGGCGGTGCCGTTCGTCGACGAATACACGTGGTTGTCGACCGGCGCGGCGGGCGGCACCGACGCTTATCAACAGCAGCCGGCGATCCTCGCTCCGGTTGGTGCGGCGGCTCCCGGCCAATGGTCGGTCGGCATGATCATGCAGGGCATCGACGATGCGCGGACCAACCTCGGGAACACCCACGAATTTGCCACTATCCGGCTGTTCCGCTACGATCCGCAAACCCAGATCTTCCGCCAGCGGGTAATAATCACTTGTACGGCATGGACCAACGCCACTGTGCCGCAGCCATACCCGAACAGCGGCGACTACACGACCTTCTTTCATTTTGACGCGGGTGGTCATCTGTGGCTGACCGGCTCGACCGGCAGCACCGGCGTGGCCAATGTCTATCTCAGCGAATTTGCGTCCGGCATCAGTCCATAAAAACGGGGTAAATCCTGTTATGCGGTACAGAAGTTTAGACATCAATGGTGACTACAGCTGGGGGAACAATCTCGCCGATTTTCTCGTCGACCGACCCGAGGCGGTGGCCCAGGCGATCCTCACCCGGCTCAAATTGTGGACCGGCGAGTGGTTCCTCGATTTAACAGCCGGCACCACGTGGCTGCCCAACGTGCCGACACCGGGCACGCCGGGCGTGGTCGGCGTCCAATCCGCCAACGCGGCGCGCGACATCATCCTGCGCAACCGCATCTTGGGGACGCAGGGCGTCCTCAGCCTGGTCGACTATCAGAGCCGGGTCGATCCGATCGCGCGGCGGTTCTACGTGTTCGCGACAGTCGACACAATCTATCAGGAGCCGGTGTCGATCGCGCTCGGGCTCGGCCCGACCGGATGGTTCACGCTCGACCAGTCGGCACTGGGCGGCCCCGACCGGCTGGCCCCGTGACACCGCAACGGGCGTTCTGGTGGGGCTTCTGGACCGCTCTGTGGCGGCACCGCAAGCGCGGCAATACCGCGATCCCGCCGCTGGGCTTTGTCAAGTCGTGGCGGATGGGGGAGTGCTGTCGCTTTCTGTCCAGCGGGGGCAACCCGCGATATGCGCCTCGATACCTTCGCTGGATGCTAAAATAACATGCTGACGTCGCCGACCTACCCGCTGTCGACTTTGGCATGCACGATCGACTCGACGGGCATCAGCGCGCCGACCTACGACCAGATCCTGTCGAGCCTGCAAACCTCGTTCCGCAGCATCTACGGCAGCGACCTGTACCTCGACCCGGATGGCCAGGATATGCAGATGCTGGCGGTGTTTGCGCTGGCGATCTACGACTCGAACCAGGCCGCCATCGCCGTCTACAACGAGTTCTCGCCCGCGACCGCGGTCGGCGCGGGGCTCAGCTCGGTCGTCAAGATCAATGGGTTGTTGAGGCTGGTGTCGACCAACAGCACGGTCGGTGTCGTGATTACCGGGGTTGGCGGCACGGTCATCACCAACGGCGCGGTGTCGGACGACCTCGGCACGCTGTGGGCCTTGCCGCCTTCGGTGGTCATCGACCCGATCCAGGGCGACGTGCAGGTCACCGCCACGTCTACCGTGCCGGGCGCGATCCAGGCTGGGATCGGCACGGTCACCGGGATCGCGACACCGACGCGCGGCTGGCAGACCGTCACCAATCCGCTGGCGGCGGTGATCGGTGCCCCGGTCGAGACCGACGCTGCGTTGCGTGAGCGCCAGTCGATCTCGACGGCATTGCCGAGCCTGTCGGTCAAGGACGGCATCAACGCCGCGGTCGCCGCCGTCAATCAGGTCCAGCGTCTCGAAACCTACGAGAACGACACCAACAGCACCGATGTCAACGGCATTCCGCCGCACTCGATTTCGGTCGTTGTCGAGGGTGGCGATGAAACCGACATCTGCAACGCCATTGGCGTCAAGAAGACCCCAGGGTGTTTCACCTACGGCGATACGGCGCAGATCGTCCTCGACCAGCAGGGGATGCCCAATACCATCGCGTACTTCCCGTTGCGGCTGATTACGATCCTGGTCGAAATCACCATCATGCCGCTGCCCGGGTTCACCTCGACGATCAAGGACAACATTGCGCAGTCGGTGGCGTCGCAGATTACCGCGCTGCCGATCGGTTATGATGTGTATCTCAGCAAGGTCTATGCGTTCTCCGAATTGCCGGTCGATCAGGGCGGGTTGACCTACGATGTTACGAAGATCCGCCTGCGCCGCCAGGGCACCTTCATCTGGAACGCCGCCGACCCGTCGTTTCACGGGTGGAATTTTGGTCGTTGGGACGGGCCGTTTATGGAGGGTGATGTATCGATCGCCTTTAACGAGGCGGCGATCTGCGATGCGGTCGCCGACATCGTCTGGATACAGCTTGCTCCAGGATTGCCGCGCGCCATGGGGGGCGGCACAACCGGGCGGTCGAGGTTGGTCGCGTGGCGATGAGCACCGATCTGACCTACTACACCACCAAAGTCACCAGCGAACACAACGACAAGCCCAACTTCATGGCGATGGTCTCGTTGCTGGCGCAGGCGCTGGTCGACGAGCAGAAAATACTCTTGTCGATGCCGGGGCTCTACGATCTCGACGCTGCCGTCGGCGCCCAACTCGACACGGTCGGTCGGTGGATCGGGGTTACGCGTTTTGTCCAAGTGCCCTTTGGCACGGGCACTCTGACCGAGCTTGAGGATACCCACTACCGCATCCTGCTGCGCGCCAGGATCATCTCGAACCAATGGGACGGTACCGTCGCCGACGCCTATCGGGCGTGGGGTGTGCTGTTCGCCGGTACCGGCTTACAGGTGCTGATCCAGGATTACGACAACATGTCGATGGGGCTGGGATTGACCGGCCCGTCCGATGCCGAGACCCAGGCGCTCTTCCTCGCCGGGTTGTTGGAACTCAAACCCAGCGGCGTCAGTGTCGCCTATTACATCGGCACGCCGCCACCACCACCATAAATAAAGAGGGAACAGATGCCCCCGATAGTCGATTTCTATCCGTTCGCCGACGCAGCCGGCGCCAACGTCATCGATCAGGCGACCTGGGCCGCCGGCAATCTCAGCCAAGGGCAGATCCGCGACAACGGGTTTCTCGGCGGCACCATCGCCGAGAGCCAGGAAGCCAACAAGGCGTGGCGGCAATCGACCTTTGTCGCCGCCGCAATCGCCAATTTGATTGCTCAGGTCAAAAACGTCGATGTGCACGACGACGGCAATCTGCAGGCGTTCATCGACGAATTGAAGGCGGCGATTGCCGCGCTCAGCCCGAGCGCTCGGAAGCCCGTTATTCCCGGCACTTCGACCAGTGATTTCTTTATCGCGACGAATGGCAGTGATGCAAACGGCGACGGCAGCGCGGCGAGCCCGTGGGCGACCCTGCAAAAGGCCTGGAACACGATCATCTCGACATTGGATTTTGCCGGGAACGTCGTCACGATACACGTGGCCGACGGCGTTTACACCACACCGCTCTATGCCTCAGGTGTGGCGATCGGCGCGACCGCCCTCTGCCCGGTCATCATCACCGGCAATGCGGGAAATGCCGGTGCCGTGGTGTTTAACGTCATCGGCGGCAATTGCATCGAGGCCGACATCGGGGCCGCGCTGCACCTGCAGCACGTGACGGTTGAGTCAACGATATCGGGCGGCATTGGCGGGGCTGGGCTGGCGACTTCCTTTAGCGGCTTTATCGAGTTTGTCGATGTGACTTTTCTGGCTTGCACCTTTGCTCACATGTTTGTGACGGCGGGCAGCCGAATGAGGGTGCTCGGCAACTATTCGATAGCCGGTCCCAGTGAGACTCACGCGCACGCGAGTTTGGGCAGCTATCTCGATTTGTCGAACGTCGCCTCCGATTATACGGTGTCGATTAGCGGCACGCCAAATTTTTCGTGGTCCTTTGTCACCGCTGAGCAAGGCTCAGTGATCTATGCACCTCGCAACATCTATAGCGGAGGCGCCACCGGGCTGAGCTATATAGGCGAATCGAACGGCATCATCGACACGGGGGGACACGGTGCAGGGTATTTTCCCGGCAACCAGCCGGGCCTGCTATACACCGGCGCTCAGTACGTCTGAGGAGGGGGGCGCATGCCGCGATACGATGCGCGCGATTGGTACTGGGTGATCGCCCAGAACACGACACAGGTGTTTTCGTCGGCTCGTGCATTGTCGGTGCCGGTCGCGGATGGCACTTACCAGAACTGGCTCTCAGCCGGCGGGTGGACCGTGCCGATCGCCAGCGAGGCCGAACTTTACGACGTGCTCACCGTGGCGGCGCCAGCGGCGGCGGCGTCGGCGGCGCCGGCCTGGGTCAGCGGCGATCTATTGACCCCGCAGCAGGCGCACGACTGGCTGATCAGCGCGGGATTGACGATCACCTCGACGGGGACTGCGGCGGTCAATGGGACTTATGCGGTCGATGATGGTACGCGCACGCGGATAAACGCCATCGTCACTGGGCTCAATGCCGTACCGCCGACGTTCCCGGCCGGACTCAATCCATTTCCGTGGAACGATATGTCAAACGTCGCCCATAACTGGCAAGGGGGCACAACTGCGACGACCGGAAGATTTTTCGATTTTGCGTTTGAGGTGCGCGACTATATCGAGCACCTCAATGCCACGTTGCTGGCGCGGCAAGGCAGCAACCCGACAGCACCCTGGCCATCATCCTCGGTGACAATCGCTTGAGAAGCCCGGAGAGTCATGGACAATCGGAGCTTCTTGCGGCTGTTCGAGCGGCCGGAACGCCCACGGAATGTGCCGCCGGCCACGCACGTGTACGCTCCGATGCCCCCGGTTCAGCCGCCCCGGCCGTCTCCCGTCCCATCGCCCGCACCGCCCGACCGCCGTCCATCGCCCACGCCGCTCCGCATCCCCCTTCCGACGCGGCTCACCGCTGATCAGGCCTTCCTGCGGCTGTTCGAGCGGCACCCGCGTCGAGCCCCTACGGAGCCCGTGGAGGACCGGAAGCCGGAAGCCGCTGTCATACCCCCGCCTGCACCGGAGATGCCCATCAGGCGGGCTCCGCTGCGGCCCGTGCCGCGTCCTCCCGCGCCGGCCCCAACCCCAAGCGCCGCCGATCTCGGCTACCCGTTCGCCGCTAACGACATCCTGCCCGCCGCCGCCCTCAACGCCGCGTTGGAGGGCAATCCCGGTCTGGGGCTGATCGGCAACAGCTTCAAATTGTGGTTCGATACCAGCACGCAGGAAGTGCGGCAGCGCTGGTGGGACGGCGCGCAGTGGGTCACCGCCGCGGCGCTCGATCCCGGCGCGCATCTGTGGCTGCCGCTGTTTGGCGGCGGCACCACCACCCTCGCCAGCGCGGCTATTGTCGACCTCGGCAGCGTCTTCGAGACCCGAGTCACGATTACCGGCAGTGTGCCGATAAGCTCGTTCGGCACAAGCTGGCCGCGCGGCTCGGGCAAGCTCCTCAGCTTTCGAGACGGCGCGACACTGACCGCCAGCGCGTCGATGGTGATCCTTGGCGGGAGCGGCGGCAATCTCGTCACCGCGCCCGGCGACGGCGCGTTCGCGTGGGCGCTCGGGTCGGGCAATTGGGAGGTGTTCTTTCTGCCCGCGATCTCGGCGAGCGGCCTGCTCGACGCCCCGGCGGACGGTCGATCCTACGGTCGACGGAACGCCGCCTGGAACCCAGTCCTTGCATTGTCGAACGACATATTGGATGGCGGCAATTTTTAGGCGATGAGCAAAGAAACAAACTAGATGTCCGATGTAATCCGCATCAAGCGCAGGTCGACGGGCGCACCGGGGGCTCCAGCCTCCTTGGCGAGCGCCGAGCTGGCGTACAACGAAGTCGATCACACCCTGTATTACGGAGAAGGGACTGGGGGTGCGGGCGGCTCGGCCACGGTCGTGGTGGCGATCGCAGGTCAAGGTCTGTCGAGTAGCGCCCTCCCCTTAATGGACAGCAGTGGCGCCGACGCGGGGACCGCCTCGACCTGGTCACGCGGCGACCACGTCCACCCAACCGACACTTCCCGCGCCCCAATACTCAGCCCAGCCTTCACCGGGACGCCGATCGCCCCGACGGTCATCCCGGGGACGGACAACACGACCAAGCTGGCGACTACCGCCTTCGTCCAGTCCGCGGTCGCGGCGGTCTCGGCGGGCGTCACCAACATCACGGTGGGCCAGGGTCTTACGGGGGGCGGGACCGGGAACGTCACCATCGCCGTCGCCAACGGCGGCATCGCCAACACCATGCTGGCGACGATGCCAGCCAACACGCTGAAGGGGAACAACACGGGCGTGGGCGCGGCCCCGTTGGACCTCACCGTCGCACAGACCATGACCCTGCTGGGTGCAGCTCCACTGGCTTCCCCGGGGTTCATCGGAGTCCCGACCGCACCGACCCCGACCAATGGGACCAACACGATACAACTGGCGACCACCGCCTTTGTCCTGGCGACCGGCCTCAACCAACTACAGCCGCCGACGGGGACGGTCAGCTTCAACAACCAGCAACTGATCGGACTGACGGACCCGACGACCGCCCAGGGCGCGGCGACCAAAGGCTACGTGGACGGTCTGGTCCAGGGGATCAACACCAAGGCCTCGGTCCTGGCGGCGACGGCGGTAGGCCAGAACATCGTCCTCTCGGGCACCCAGACGATTGACGGCGCCGCGGTCAACGTCGGCGACCGCGTCCTGGTCAAAAATCAAACCAACGCGGCACAGAACGGCATTTACGTGGTCGCCACGGGCGCCTGGACCCGCGGCCCGCAAACCGACACCTGGGCCGAGTTGGTGAGCGCCTACACCTTTGTCGTGGAGGGTACCACCAACGCCAGCACCGGTTGGCTCTGTACGGTGACCCCCGGCGGAACCCTCGAAACCACCCCGGTCACCTGGACCCAATTCTCGGGTGCGGGGCAGGTCACCGCCGGCAACGGTCTGACCCAGACCGGCAACACCATCTCAGCGGTGGGCACCGCCAACCGCATCGCCTCGACCCCCGCCGGCATCGACATCGCGACCAACTACGCGGGCCAGAACAGCATCAACACCCTGGGCACGGTCGTCACGGGGACGTGGAACGGGAGCGCGGTCGGGGTGCCCTACGGCGGCACCGGCGCGTCGGCCCTGACCGGCTACCTCCTGGGGAACGGCACGAATCCCGTCACCGCGAGCCCGAACATCCCAAACACCGCCATCACTGGCTTGGGCACGATGAGCACCCAGAACGCCAACGCGGTCGCCATCACCGGAGGCACAATCGACGGTTGTACGATCGATGGTGGGATTTTTTGAGAGCTACAGATGGATAAATATACTCGTTACCGTCAGCACCCCCAATGACCGATGTCATCCGCATCAAACGGCGGAGCACAGGCTCCCCTGGGGCTCCAGCCGCCTTGGCGAGCGCCGAACTGGCGTTCAACGAACTGGACAACACCCTCTACTACGGCGCCGGCAACAGCGCCGGACAAGCAACGAACATCATCACCATCGGGGGACCAGGAGCTTACCTGCCCCGTTCGGGCGGGACCATGACGGGGCCGATCACCCTGGCGGCCGACCCGGCTGCGGCGCTCCAGCCGGTCACGCTGCAATACTACAACGCCCACCTGCCGACCGGCACCCTTCCGACACCGGGGCCAAACGGCAGCGTACTCGGCTCGAACGGCACAACCGCGGCGTGGACGCGCGACCTCACGAACCTCAATACGGTTGTCATCAACAGTGGCACCGTAGCCCTACCGCCATTGACCGGTGGACTCGCCAGCGGCGCAATTCTACGGATGGGACCGGATAATGCAGGTAACTTTTGGGGACAGATAATCGATGGATTTGGCGGCAGCACCCCAGGCATAGTTTTTCGCACTGCCGGTGGCACGGCCACAGCACCCAGCTCCATGCCAGCAGGTGGTGTGTTGGGCGCCATTGTATGTGTTGGCCATGGTACGACCAGTTACGGCGGGACGAGCGCCTCCATCCAAATGGTTACTGGTGAAGCCTGGACTGATTCAGCGCAAGGCACTCGAATCCAATTTTCGACGAACACTTCTGGAACTACCGGGCCGATCAACCGGATGACGATCGGCCAGGGCGTCATGATCGGCACCACGACCGCCGATCCCGGCGTTGGCCGGCTGGTGCTTAACGCCAACTCGGCGCCGCTGCCGGCAGCCGTACCGGACCCATTCCGGCTGCGGGTGTCGGGGGCGGACGGCGAATACACCGCGATGCTGATCGAAGGGTGGCAAGGGACCGCTACCGACTCGGGAGTCGGCATAGATTTTCGTTTCTCGCATGGTACCGCCGCCGCTCCGACAGCGACCCAGTCGGGCGATTGGCTCGGATGGTTCTCCTGGGGCGGTTACGGAGCCACCGCCTACGCCGACTGGACCGCGTGGGTGGCCGGGATCGCGACCGAGACCTATTCGGCAACGGTCCACGGCTCAGGTATCCAATTTGCCACCACCACAAGAGGAACGACTGGTGCAGTTCGCCGGATGCAGATCGGCGAGGGGATTTCAATCGGTACCACCACCGATCCCGGCGCAAACAACCTCAGCGTTCAGGGCACGCTCACCGTCGGCACGACCACCACCGGCGGCGGCAACATCGCGAGCTTCAATGCGCCGACGACGCAGGATTGCTACCTGTATTTCAATGGCGCGCGCGGCTGGTTGGTTGGGCCGCAGGCCACCGGTGGAAGCGCCGGCCGGTTTCTCATCTACGACGTCACAGCGGCCCGCTACGATTTGATCTTCGGGACGGACGGCGGGGCGACATTCGGCAACTGGATACAAGTGCCCAACGGCATCTGGATCAACAGCCTGAGCACCACCGGCACCGCGCTCAACCTGATCGCGATCGACAGCAACAACAACATGCTGGTCGGCTGGAATGTGCCGGGAAGCATAGTCCTGGGAGGCTCCAGCCAAAACGTCCAGATCGGTTACCGCCTGCGTGTGCAAGCCGACGGCTCGAACTATTTCTGGATCACCGGCACCAACCTCTCACCGGAAACCGGCTCGATCGGCGTCACCCTCAGCGGTGGACAGCCGACCGCCATCACCCTCGTCCAGCCAACGACGTGCAGTGCGGCGCTGACCGTCAACGGTAGCATCTATCAGGCCAGTAACACCTCCCATTTTTTCCGCAATTCGGCCAACACCGGCTGGATCACCGGTATCGGGATCGACACATCCAACAACCTCGGCATCGGCTGGTGGAACCCGCCCTCAGGTCAGGTCTACATCGGGAGCGGCGTCCAAACCAACTTCGGTGGCGCCATAAACGTTTCAAGCAGCGTCTATGCCGGTACTTATGTTCAAGCCAACACATACATGACGAGCGCGCAGGGTGCGTACTTCAACGGCAACTATCCAGGCCAGGGCTACGGCTTGATCGCGCAGAATCCGGTACAGTTCCGCAGCAACCTGCGGGTCGAAGGCAACATGTCGCTGAACGGCTGGTTCTACAATCCGGGTGGCAGCGACCCGCTGGGTGTTTACGCCGATCAGGGCTATTACGCACGCGCCCGCTACAATGTTGCGGGCGTTCGTACATGGTCCTGTGGCTGTGACACCAACGGTTGGTTTGCGATCGCCGACGAGACCGCAGGGGCCTACCGGCTCTGGATCGATACCGGTGGTGGTCTTCACTGGGTCAGCGACCAATGGTTCATCGCCGGCTCGATCCAGATGATCGCGATCAACGCCAACGCCAACGTGTGGATCGGCGGCAACGCGAGCAGCATCACGCTGTACGCGCCGACAACATGCAACAGCACGATCTCCACCGTCGGTGCCAACGCCGGCTATTACTTGGCCGACCGCGCCGGCACGGCGCCCACCCAATGGGTGTTCTATGCGTACGGCGGCTCCCTCAACGTGTATGAAAATGCCGACGGCGACCGTTTTCGCTTCAACCACTATGCATTCTATCCGGCCGGCGACAATTCTTTCTATTGCGGCGCGCAAGGCGGCAATGTGTGGGCCGCTGTCTACTCATACAACTTCGTCACTCAAAGCGACCTCAGGCACAAGACCGACATTGAAGACCTGCCCGACTGCCTCGCCGTCCTGCATGTCCTCAAGCCGAAACGCTTCCGCTTCAACAACGCGCGGCCCGAAGACGATGTCACGCACTGGGGTTTTGTCGCGCAGGATGTCGGC